GGCCTAGAAGGTCAGCAAGGTCTACAGGGTGCTGAAGGTAACTTCGGTGGTATCACAGTTGCCTACAACTACGATGATGGCACAACAATGTCAGACCCAGGCGACAACAATGCTCGTTTTAACAATGCTAATCCGACTCTAGTTACACACCTGGCACTGGATGATAATCCTGCTGATGGTAACTATGACGTCTCTAACTTCTTAACTACTATTGATGATTCAACATCTACCATCAAGGGTCACGTAAAGGTATCTAGAAAATTTGATACTGCTACTTTTGCACTCTACACAATTTCGGGTGTTACAGATAGCACTAGTTGGTTTGATGTAGAAGTTGCTTACGTATCTGGTAACGGAACATTTACTGACGGAGACGAACTTCTCTTCACATTTGCTCGTACTGGTGACGTCGGTGCTCAGGGTACACAAGGTACTGAAGGAGCCCAGGGCGTTCAAGGTACTGAGGGAACTCAGGGAACTCAAGGAACACTCGGAGCCCAAGGAACTCAAGGCACCGAAGGTGCTCAGGGTATCGAAGGTGTACAGGGCGTACAAGGATCTGAAGGTACGCAAGGCGTACAAGGGTCTGAAGGTACACAGGGTACAGAGGGTGCTCAAGGTACAGAAGGTGCTCAAGGAACACTAGGAGCAACTGGAACTGGTTTTGTTTACTTAGGTAACTTCATCAGTGGAAACGGTTACACCAGCGGAGTTGCTGTTGTATCTGGCTCTGACGGAAACCTATACATCGCAACTTCAAACGGCGAACTAGGTGATCCAGTTAGCACCCCTGCTGATTGGGACCTCTACTTACCTAAGGGTGTTCAAGGAACAGTTGGTTCCCAAGGTACTGAAGGCACACAGGGCACTGTCGGTGCACAGGGTACTGAAGGCGCCCAAGGTACTGAAGGTACTCAAGGTACTGAGGGAACTCAGGGAACCGAAGGATCTCAAGGTACGGAGGGTGCACAGGGAACTGAAGGCGCCCAAGGTATCGAGGGTTCTCAGGGTACTGAAGGACACTCAGACCGTTACAAGACAACCTCTTCTACAACACGTTCGATTGCAGTAGCAAACAACGTAAGTTTTGTATTAGCAGATGCTGATCTCTCATACTCAGTTGGTCAAGATGTAGTAGTTGCTTACGATGTAAACAACAACATGTCTGCAACTGTAGTCAGTTACACAGCAGGAACTAACACACTCGTTGTAGACGTCAATGACGTTAGAGGTTCAGGAGAGTATTCTTCTTGGTCTATCAACCTTGATGGTGCTACTGGTGTACAAGGTACAACTGGTGCTCAAGGAGTACAGGGAACTGTAGGAGCCCAAGGTACCGAAGGAGCCCAAGGTACTCTTGGTACTCAGGGAACTGAAGGTGCCCAAGGCACTGAAGGCGCTCAAGGAACTGTTGGTACCCAAGGAACACTTGGAGCCCAAGGTACAGAAGGTGCACAAGGTACTTCTGGTCAACTAGGAACCTACGCAACAACTATTACTGGAACCTCTACAGACGGTGGAGCAACTGGAACTACACAGTTCACAATTACACACAGCCTAGGTACTACAGACATCATGGTCACAGTCTGGGATACCGCATCAAAGGCTGAAGTTGTAACTGATGTCGTGTACGTAACAACATCCACAGTCACAGTCGGATTTGCAGTCGCTCCACTCACATCTCAGTCATACAGAGTGGTAGTCAAGGCGTAACACATGAGCAAAAAAGCACTCGTCCCTATCAACGTACTGTCCAGCAACATAGAACCTGCTGGACGGTACGATGGTGACGTCTACTTTAACTCTATTAGCCAGAGTTTCTTCGTATACAACGGAGTAAGTTGGCTAGAATTTTTGCCGAATATTCAACCAGTAACAGAAGATGGTGGAATTGTTGGTTCAGCACAACCAAGTGATCTTGATGGTGGACTTGCAGATACTACTGACTTTGAAACAACCTTCGATGGAGGAAACGCTTAATGGCAATTAGAATCCAAGTACGCCGTGGAACTGCTACTCAATGGGATACCTCAGACCCCGTCCTTGCTGCTGGTGAGATTGGTTTTGAAACCAACACTGGCAAGTTCAAGGTGGGTGTAGGTGGATCTACTGTCTACAGCGATCTTCCTTACTTCCTTGATGAAGACGGTATCGCAAGCCTGATCAGCGCCAGTGAATTAAGTACTACCGATGACCTTACAGAAGGTGCCCTTAACAAGTACTTAACTGCGTCAACATTAAGCACAATTCTAAATGCTGGAACACTAAGCAACATCACTTTCTCTTACAACGCCGCAGTACAAGGTATCGATGTATCAGTACCTACAGTTCAGGGAACTACTGGTGCCCAGGGCACAGTAGGCTCACAAGGAACCGAAGGATCTCAAGGAACCCTAGGAACTCAGGGTGCGGTAGGTTCTCAAGGTACTGAGGGTGTTCAGGGTACACAAGGTACACAAGGAACCCTAGGTAGCCAAGGAACTGTCGGTACACAAGGAACCCAAGGCACCCAAGGAACTCAAGGTACCCAGGGAACTCAAGGAACACAGGGAACTCAGGGTGTACAAGGTCTTCTAGGTGTACAGGGTTCTGCGGGTAATTTCGGTGGCGCTTCATTTGATTACACCTTCAGTACAACAACAACAGAGGCTGATCCAGGTGCAGGCAACCTTCGTTTCAATGCCTCTCCTACAACAGCAACTGCTATGTACATCGATGCAAGTGATGATGCTGCAACAGATCTCTCAACATTCTTAAACACAATCGATGATTCCACATCAACTATTAAAGGACACTTCCGTGTCTCTAAGAAGTTTGATGACAGCGTATTTAAACTCTACACAATTGGTTCTCTTACAGATAACACTGGCTGGTTTACAGTTAACTGCTCTTACGTATCTGGTAACGGAACACTATCTAACTCAGATGACATCGTAATCACATTTGCTCGTACGGGTGATAAGGGTGATACTGGTGTTCAGGGAACTGCAGGAACTCAAGGAACCGAAGGTGCACAGGGTGCAGTAGGTGCCCAGGGCACAGTAGGCTCACAAGGAACTGACGGAACACAGGGAACTGTAGGCACACAAGGTGCTGTAGGCGCACAAGGAACTGAAGGAACACAGGGCGTACAAGGTACAACTGGTATTGGTACTCAAGGTACAGTCGGTGCTCAAGGTACACAGGGAACTGGTGGAACTCAGGGTACTGCAGGTACTTCGCCGTCAGGAAGTGCAACTGTTGCAGACGTACTTATGCTTGGTGGAATGTAGCCTAAAGCAGTTCTGTACTACCCCGATGTATCTGGCTGACTTGTGCTGCCTCTTGTAAGAACTTAATGGGGCGGTATACACCAGGCTTTACTGTGAAGGTATTGAAGGTCATCTGATCTTCTTCCTTCTTCATGCGGAAATTAAAGATGTACCAATCAACTGGGCAGTTGATGCCTCGTAATTCCACATCCTCAACTGCTCGTTGTGCACCCTTGCGACTGACTGCATACCCTGCACACGACCACTGCTGGTATGAGCGGCAGGTGTACTCCTCACCAAGATCATGCGCTGCCTCGTTGTAGGCAAACAGGGAATCATCTGGAACAAAGAATGAGAAGAAGTCCCAGATGGGCATTAACTCCTGCATGTACATGGTGACAATCTCTTTAAAGTTCTTGCTCACCAAGATGTCATCTTCAAAGATGATTAGAGTGTCGTAATCTGTCTCTAAGAACTTCTTATAAGCAAGGTAGTTACTAGCCCACACCCCAACAACTCCAGCAGATGGTGGGAATGTCTCACCTGGTTGGCAGTAGTCATGGACTGTGTTGACCTTAAAGCCAGGTGTCTGATTAACAAACGCCTCAGCCTTATCTGCTGTGTTCAAGTACATTGTGGGCGAACCCAGACGAGGCAAGAAAGAGAGCGCCTCTACAATTCCTTCATAGGATTTATTACGTAAGTTATTTCCAGTATCCGTATGAAAGACTTCATAGCAGGCGTTATCTAGCACTTCTCAATCCACAACTGATATCCAGATTCAATGACTGTGTACTGGTCCTTACATACCTCTAGGAAGCCGTCTACGCCCCTCTTAGGCTCTAGGAAGCGGTCTCCGTTGTAGTTCCATAGGTAGTCATCAAATGCCATCACGCCACCCTTCTCAAGGAGTTTGAAGGCATTAAGTCCATCCAGAGCGGTCTGTAGCGCTGTGTGATCGCCATCAATATAGATGAAGTTATATGTACGAGATGGACGATTGAAGAACTCATCGCTAGTCATCTTGTGTTTGGTAATGCGTGGGTCTTTAAACCGTAGTCCTCGACAGAGGTGAAGTCAATCTGATCATGTGCCTTCTCTTCACTTCCCTCCCAGGTGTCGACATCATCGAGGTACTCGATCTCGCAGTTGTCCATCAGCCACTCTGTGGCATCGCCTGTATAGGTGCCGATCTGTAATGCACGAAGTGGCACATTGGGCACATGACGGAAGTACTTCTCTACATCTTTAAACCAATTAGGAAACATATTAGAACAACTTCATATTATTGAGGCAACCGCTTACATACTCTGGTGCCATCTGGTGATCATCGAGTAGATGCTGGAATAGAACTTTACTCTCTTCTTTGCGGCCTAACCACCAACCTGCTACAGCCTTCTCAAACATCAAGCAGTATGAGCCGTGGTAGTCAACATGTGCTGGCAGTGGGTTGTGGAAGGTAGTAGTTGCATAGAGCAAACCCATCTCCGCATAGGTATAGCACTGCTGGTACTCCTTGTTGCGTTCGTGAATACGGGACAATAAGAAGTATGCCTCTGGTCGGTTAGGTAAGTACGCAACAGCCTGCATGAGGTTGTTGTACACAGTCTTATTACGATCGCCTTGGTAAGACCAGCACAACGCCATTTTTAACAGGGATGCATATGCAATAAGAGGATGGGTCTTGTGGCCGTATTCAGCGGCTCTCAAGTAGAACCCTGCAGCAGATGCGTATTGCTTCTCTGCATCGTAGGCCTCGGCAAGATCGAAGTTAAGTTGTACATCCTCAGGCTTTTCAGCAAGAGCGATTGTTATCTCTTTAATTCCCATATGCCATCGCCTCCGTAACTAAGCCATTTACAACCTTCTTTGGTATCTCTAGTACAAAGGCCGCATTATCTTGCACGCCAAAACTTAGCAGTAGTTTGCCGTTACGAACAGCGGCTCCTACACAGAACTCAATTGGCGTATCTAAGAATGCAAACGATTTAGTTAGACCAACAAAGTTAAACTCCTTGTCCCACACGATCATTCGGTGACGATAGATAGAGTCTTTCTGGTTGAGGTAGTTACGCCACAACTTTACTTCGTGAGTAAATGCGATGTAGTAATCGCCCCAAGAAACAATGTTAGTACCACCACGTTGATCAATAGGAACAGAAGGTGTTTGTTTTACCAGTACCTGCTCACACTCGGACTTATCAGGATTAGCCTTAACAACCTCAGTAGGCATAGCCCACTTCACAAAGTGATACGGCTTATCAAGGATAGGCATCCAGTTCTTTTCGCAGTATGAGTTCACATCGATAGGAGGCGGTATGCGAACTCGCTGCACCTCTTTGGCTGTCCAGTTAGTTTTGTCTAACTCAATCTTGGAGTACTCCATGCGACCCTGACCGTTAGGTGTGGTGTCACGACGAACACCGATCAGGTAGTAGTTTCCATCCCACTGAGTGATGCGGCAGTCTTCTTCTCCAACAAACTCCCAAATAGGTGGGACGTCAAGTGCTGAGTAATCCACCTTTGTGTAGTTGATGATGTTGAGGTCCTTATCAAGACGGCAGAGGTAGTTGGTCGTAACTAGTCGTTGGTCTCTTTCAGGGTGTAGGTAGGACAAGGGACCCCAAGGGCTAAAGAACCGCTGATCATGCTCTGAGTGATACAAGGTGTAATTCACATGCCTGATATTGACCAGGATATCCCCATCATTGTCAATAAAAATTGAGGGATTCATTAAGCCCATACCAGAGGTAAGGCTATGAGGTAAAATAAGGGGCGCTAATTTTCCGCCCTGAGAAACCGCTTTATGCACCAAATTCATAGGGACACTTTAGCCCACATAGGTTTTATGTACCAGTTAACCTAGTCCTACTTATTCTTTTAAGGAGTCTCATGGCAACGACATATAAGGTGCTAGGGCAATCAAACCCTTCAGCAACTACTCTTACCACACTTTACACAGTGCCTTCAGCAACTGAGGCTGTGGTTTCCACTATCGCAATCTGCAACCAGGCTGCGACAAGTGCTACCTACAGAATTGCTGTTAGACCAGCAGGTGCAACTGCAGAAGCAAAGCACTACCTTGTTTATGGGGCAACTGTTGCTGCTAACGACTCCACGCTACTGACTCTCGGAATCACACTTGCAGCAACCGATGTGATCTCGGTATACACTTCAACAGCAAACCTATCAATCTCAGCATTCGGAAGTGAGATCGCTTAATGGCAATTAGAAGGGCATTAACCTCAGGATTAACGGGAGTAAAGTACACCGTTGCTCAAGCGGCAAATACATTTAAGCAAGATGTTCCAGACTCTCCAACTATTGGTACTGTAACTGTTGCATACACAGTTGCAACTATCCCGTTTACACCAGCAGCAACTGGAGGTGTTGCTACCTCTTACCAGGTTGCATCAACGTCTGGTGGGTTTACGGCTAGTGGTTCGACTTCACCTTTGACAGTTGTAGACCTAATCCCAGGAACCTCATACACCTTTACAATGACAGCAAGTAACGCAAGTGGAACAAGTTCTCCAGTAAGCGCAACAAGTAATTCAATTACCGCTTCTGCTGCTGCTCCTTCACAGGTCGCTAAGCCTACTGCAGTTGACGTTGGAACTAGCCGTGCGTTTAACAACGGTGCTGCAACAGTGTCCTTCTCGCCACCATCTGCAAATGGTGCTACTATCACCTCTTACACAGTGACTTCAAGTCCAGGAAACTTTACTGCAACTGGTGCTTCCTCACCATTGACTGTAACAGGTCTTGCATCAAACACCTCTTACACATTTACAGTTACAGCAACTAACAGTATTGGAACTTCGATTGCATCCACTGCTTCTGACGCCATTACTGCAACCACAGTTCCTCAAGCACCTACAATCGGTACTTTCTCACGAACAGGGTCAGGAACTGCAAACCTTACCTTTACAGCAGGTGCTACTGGCGGTAAAGCGATTAGCACTTACACAGGTTATGCAAATGGTGGAAATGCCACTAACACGGGGTCAGGAACAGTGTCCTTCTCAGGGCTAACTACAACTACAAGTTTTACAGGAACTGTTGTTGCGGTAAACGCTAATGGAACATCTGCTACCTCTGGAACAAGTAACGCAATGGTGCCTTATGCATCAGGCTCTGCTTTTGCTGCATCTACAACTACAGCCTTTATTCCTCTAGGAGTAACGACGGTCTCCTACTCTAACCGTGGAGGAGGAGGTGGCGGTGGAGGATCTGGAAAGCCATCTTCTAACTCATGGCCAGGCGCAGGTGGAGGTGGCGGTGCTGGATACACAGGCAGTTCTACTCAGTCTGTCCCACAGAACACTAGCATCAGCCTAAGCGTTGGTGGAGGTGGCGGTGGCGGTTCAGCCGCAGGTTATGGCTCTTTTGCTCCTAATTCAACTCCTGGAGGTTCGGGAGGCACTACAGGAATCAACGGAACCCCATTAACTAGTGGCGGTGGCGGTGGTGCTGGTGCAACTGGTGCATTCGGTAACGGAGCAGGTGGTGGCGGAGCGCCTCCAGGATCTACTGCTGCAAACAACTTCAGCCCTGCAACTGCTCCAGGTGGGGGACCTAATGGTGGTAATGGTGGTTATGGCTCAGGTCAAGGCCCCTCTGCTCCTAGAGTTGCCGCAACGGCTGGAAATAACGGAAGTGTGTACATATCATGGTAACTAATGATGAGTATTACTACGCTTTTTTAGATGAGAATAACTTTGTTAAGAATGTCTTGTACTTTAAAGAACCACTACCTGTAGAACTTAAGCACGTGTTCCTGGAAAGTGAGGCCGCAGACTCTGTGGTTTTACAGACAGAGGAGACTGGGCATGCTTTCATAGGTGGTGACTTTTTTGGTGAGATATTTCGAAGACCAGAACCAGAAGATTCTTTAGGTTGGGATGAGATCCTGTTAACTTGGATCGTCCCTATTGAACCATACCCAACTGAACTTCCCTAATCATTAGGAGTAATGAGGAGCAATAACATGGAGCAACCAGCCACTAAGATAGTGGTTCTAACTATACCTAGATCAGGAACACACTTAGTAGTACGAAGTATTGCTAAAAGTTTAGCCCTCCCATATTACTTGCCGTATTCGTTGGGGAGCACACCTCTTCCTACACGTTATTCTGAGTACGTTGTGGGCGCTCACCCTTTTTACAATGCACCTTTTGTTGGACTACAAGACGGAAAAGTAGTGCCTGAAGAAGGGATTTCTTCTCTACACTCTACTCTACTGGCAGAAAAAGGAGTCACTACCCTTGTTGTAGAGCGTAATCTACTTGACAACTTACTTTCTTACGCTGCTTTCGACAAGGTAGATGTACCTATAAATTCTTCAGAATTTGTTGCTTCTTTACAAGTAAAGTCTTTTTTCTTTTTTTACTACAACTTTAATTTGTGGAAAAAACATTTTCCTGTGGTTAACTACGACGCACTAACCTCTAAGGACGCTGAAACGAGGAGTAAAGAACTTGCTTTATTGACTAGGCTAGTAGGAACCCCAGTGGAACTAGAAGAAAAAGAAAAAACTGTAAAAAAAGCATTAACTCCTATGGGTAATGGGTATACAGGTTTTTGGAAAAATGTGTTGAGTGTTGACACTCTGACAAAGTTACAAGAGACCTACGGTGTTGACATCCCTATAACAGAGAGCATAGTATCTACTCCAGAAGAAGGCGATCTGTTGTTTTTACAGGCGTATGAAACGGTTCTGAAAGACCCCAATAACAAGGTAACCTATACAAACTGGAGAATAGATGAAAAACTTCTTGAAGCAAAACTCCTCTACAAAAAAGATTGAGTTTTGTGCTACAGGTGCTACTTTATCTGATCAACGCCTAGAGTTGTCACAACTAGATCCTCCCTCTCCTGCAAAAAACTTTCTTCCTGATTGGTATAAAGACGCTACTTTTTTTCGTACGAGCAATCGTTTTGACCCCAGAAAAGAGTCCTTTCTTCCAGATTTAGGATTCAAAAGTTGTATTTCATTTTTTGACGGAATTACTTTGGGGTACACCATTACGCTTTGGACAGACATCTGGATAACTGTTGACCCAGAAGAAGAAACCAAATCTAAGTTAAGTTGGACAGGAACGTTAGCGCCTGTAGAAGTTCGAGATCAAAATCTAAACCCAACACTTCCTATACCCATGGGGTGTGCCGACACACACTTGGCGTGGAGAGTTCCGTGGGCAGTCAAACTACCCGCAGGATATAGCGCTTTGTACACCCACCCTATAAACAGATTTGATTTGCCATTCGTAACCGTTACAGGGGTTATAGATAATGACAAGTTTACAAGTGGTGGAAATTTCCCTGTTTTTATTAAAAAAGATTTTTATGGAGTAATCCCTGCAGGGACTCCAATAGCGCAGGTTTTCCCCTTTAAGAGAGAAGAGTGGAAAGCAGAATTAAACCCGAACCTATATGAAGAGAGCGCTCGTTCACGTCAAAAAGCACGAAGCACTTTACATGGTTGGTACAAAAGGAACGCATGGACTAGAAAAGCGTTTAACTAGAGTAAACCTTTTTTGACCAAAATAACTTCTTATAGCGAGAGTGAATAGTCGTTTTATGAACTCGTAAATGTCTGTCATGTTCGTAGGCTAACCCAGTCTCTAATTTCCAGTCATCTCTCTTAAAAGGAAAAACTTGTGCAAGTGGAGTTCCCCTTTCAATTATTCCTTCCCAATCTTTTTTTAAAATAAAAGGAAGATTAATGTTTATATCATGGCTGTCTGTGTCAATAACTCCACTAAAAGTGTAAAAAGGAAGATCAGGTCTATTTAGGGGGTGAGTTATCAAGCAACTATATCCTGGAGGAGTTTGAACAAACCACGGGTTCATCCATTTCCAAGGTTGTTTACTATAGGTTTCAGGGACTGTGAACTCTCCAAGTTGACCAGGGATATGAGAAGTAACAAAAGTACTGAAGGCTGTCCACTTAAACTGCTGTTCCCCGTTCTCAATAACAACTTGAACATCCGCATTAGCACAGATCATGTAACCAGTACTGAGTGCGTCTAAAAATGGGACACACTTCTTTACTGTGAGGTTTGGCCCCCCACCTCCTAATTGCAATCCCCTAGTGAGAACACTGCCCCCACCAATAGCCATGTATGGAGAAAGACGTTTAAACCATTCTGGGATAACCTTGTACGAAGAAACAACTGGGTACGCCTCAGGTACTCCTACGTCAGGTCGAACAAAAAAAGTTTTACTTCTAAATACACGCACTACTGCTGCCCCCTAGTGACTGGTTAGAGTACTTCAATCTCACTTATAAAGTTGCCATCATACTCTTCACGGAAGGCATCATTCAGACTTTCCAATGCTTCCAGTTCAGACTCAAACTCTCCTGAAAAAGAGTTAATTTTGTCACCTTTAGTGCCCGTAAGAGTAAGGGCCCAAAAACCCACTGTATAAACTGCCATAATAATAAACTCCTGCCATTGTCTCTAAAGTCTTGGACTATCAAACTATACACTATGGTAAAGGGTATAGGGTACAGTTTTATGTTTGATAAGAGATAATCTTACTATGCGTGGTAACAAGGTGCAGGGTCGGTTTAAGATCGACTACGAAACTATGTCAATGGATGAAGGCATCGTTGACGAACTTCGTGACCCCGTAGGTACTGAGGTGGACTGGTGGCTCTGGGATGCCGAAGCCCTGGCTGCAGATTACGACATCTTTGTTGATCCCATCTACGACGTCTCTAACCAGGAAGAGGGTAAGGGTCGCCGCTGGACTGAGCCATTCAAACTCCCTGTAATTATGGCCCAACAACTTCGTGGCACTAACATCATGAATGAGCGCGGTTACTACACCACGGATACATTGCGCTTAGTAGTTGCTGTAGCAGATATCAATAGACTTCTTCCAGCAATGATCACAGACCCAACAGTACATATTAAAGACCGTGTCGTATTCCACGACCTCGTATTCGTTCCTACTCGTGTCCTTCCTCGTGGTCTCTACAAGGAACGCTACTCAGTCGTCACTATCGATTGCAATCAAGTCAATCCTGAAGAACTCGTTAATGATCCGCAATTTCAATCAACCCCTTACCAGATCGCTGCAACTGTCAATACCAATAATACTTATGGTCTTGATGGTTACGGCACTGGTGAGTATGGCTCGTAAGAAAGGTAATCTCTCATGACATTCACTCTACCTACTAGGGGCCAAGCAAATTGGGATACAACTCTCAATGCATCTCTACAAGATCTCAACAGCCGTGTTCAGAGCATCGAGACCAATGACGGTCTTGAAGGATCACAAGGCACGCAGGGCGTACAGGGTCGTACTGGAGTTCAAGGATCTCGTGGTGCAACTGGTGCCCAAGGTACTGGTGGCTCTAACGGAACTAACGGCACGCAAGGTGTGCAGGGTCGTGCTGGTGCACAAGGTGTTGATGGCGATAACGGAACGCAAGGTACACAAGGAACTCGCGGTTCGCAAGGTGTTCAAGGTTCAGCAGGATCAAGTGGTGCACAAGGAACTCGTGGTGCACAAGGGACTGCTGCGGTAGATGGTGCTCAAGGTACTCAAGGTGTGCAAGGTTCTCGTGGTACTGAAGGAGCACAAGGAGCACAGGGGCGTCTTGGAGCCCAAGGCACACAAGGCTCACAAGGTACAAAAGGTGTAGACGGAGATGTAGGAGCACAGGGAACTCAAGGCGTACAAGGAAACCGTGGTGTGCAAGGAACGCAAGGAACTGCTGGTGCAGGATTTGCACAGGCTCAAGGAACTCAAGGTACTCAGGGCGCTTCTGTTCAAGGAGTTCAAGGAGCCACTGGTTCTCAAGGAACACTTGGTACTCAAGGAGCAACTGGTGCAGGAACTCAAGGTACACAAGGAGCAAATGGTGCTCAAGGAACACTTGGAACACAGGGTGCAGTTGGTTCTCAAGGAGCAACGGGCGCTGGTACTCAGGGTACAGAAGGTACGCAGGGTACAAGCGGTTCTCAAGGCGCTGAAGGAACCCAAGGAGCAACTGGAGAGGGAACTCAAGGCACACAAGGTACAGATGGCGCCCAAGGAACTACAGGGACACAAGGTACACAGGGGGTTCAGGGTGCTGAGGCTGCCGTATCTGACAGTGGTTGGGTTTCAGTAAATTCTTTTGATAATAGTTTTGTTGGAAACAATGTTGCCTACCGTAAATTAAACGACGTAGTGTTCTTACGTGGAAACGTAAGTGGAGGAACAGGTGAGACTGTGGCTTTTACTCTACCTACAGGTTACAGACCGTCAGTAGATCATGTGGTGTTAGTGCAGAAATATGGAACATCTGATGCTTCGTACATAACCATCGGCACTAGTGGAGGAGTTATTCCACATGAGGCTTCTGCTTGGTTGTCTGCAGTGGTGTTCTTAGGCTAGTACGAAAGATAGGGAGAGATCATGGATGACTTTGAGACAGAGTTAGACCCTTCGCTCTTTGAGGATGAAGAGGTAGACTTGGATGACCTCGACTATGACAAGCACGCCTTAGACGAGGAAGACCTTGATTGGGAGGATAGTTAATGGCGGTTAAAAAAGGTAAAGTAGAAAAAGTTATGAAAGAGTATAAAGAAGGCAAACTTCATAGCGGATCTAAAAAGGGTCCAGTAGTAAAGTCAAAGAAGCAGGCTGTCGCTATTGCAATGAGCGAAGCAGGCATGGCCAAAAAGAAGAAGAAGTAATGCCTCGTAGATACTTTTCAAAGGCTATGCAAGATCGTAAGCACTACTCTTGGCACCATTACGGTGAAACTCCTGAAGGAAACTTAGAGAATAAACTTTTTGTACTTTTATCAAAATTATTTAGGAGAAAGTAATGCCTGAGAAAAAAGTAGAAAAACCAATAAAAATTGGCATCAAAGTACCTGGTAAGCCAGCCCGTGAAGTGCACACCATCAAGAAGAACAAGCAGGGTGATGTAATCGTAGACCACGCAAAACGAGGTGGAGCATACGACAAGATAAACCTGACAAAGAAGGCTGGGGCAAAGACAATTGCCCAAGGAGTAAAGGCGACTAAAGATTGGCATAAGAAGAATGGCTAAGTCAGAGGCATGGCAACGCAAAGAAGGTAAGAATTCAAAGGGCGGTCTTAACGAGAAGGGACGTAAGTCCTACGAAAAGGCAAACCCTGGTTCAGATTTAAAACCTCCAGTATCTGCAAAGCAAGCAAAGAAGTCTCCTAAGTCTGCAGCACGACGTAAGTCATTCTGTGCACGCATGGGCGGAATGGAAGGTCCTATGGAGAAGAACGGCAAGCCAACACGCAAGGCTCTAGCATTAAGAAAGTGGGATTGCTAATGGCTAAAGAAGTTTGGAATACCAAAAACCCAAAGAAGAAGTCTACACCGTTGTCATCATCAGCAAAGAGTGCGGCAAAGGCACGAGCAGCAAAGGCTGGTCGTCCTTACCCAAATCTCGTTGACAACATGTGGGCCTCAAAACAATCGAAAGGCAAGTAACTATGTGCGCTACATGCGGCTGTGGACAGAAAGACAAGACCCATCCAAAGTACGGTAAAGGTCCTCATAAAGGCAAGATCAAGAAGAAAGACATCAAGAAGAGTTCAAAGGACAAGAAGTGATAAAGAAGACTCTTACTCCTAAGCAGCAGAAGATTGCTGGGGCAGCAAAGCCAACAGACAAGATCACTGGCGCTGACTTCAAAGCCCTTAAAAAGGGTAAGGCGCCAAAGATGACTATGAACAAGAAAAAAGGCATGTAGTGAAATACACCAAAGCCTCAGACAAGAAGCAGGATGCCAAGACCACCAAGGGTCTAGACAAAGCGCAGAAGGCAATGTTTGATAAGATGGACAAGAAGCACCGAAAGCCTAAGTCTCAAGAAGATGACACCAAGATGGATAAAGCCATAGTTAAAAAGATTAAAAAGAAGTAATGACTAAGCCACCTACGGGTGGCTTTTTCATTTATCATTGCAATATCAGATCACCACTGCGGTGCCTGTGCAGTCCCACTGCTTGCGATAAGGGGATTAATTATGGGCTATAAGCCTTGGTATGAGCGTGCCGCTGAATTAAACGGCAAAGACGAAGTCGAGAATTTCATGCGTGGCATGTTCGGCGGTCGTCCTAAAGACAAACAACCAATTATTACTGGTCTTATCGCAGGCTACGTCGGTGGAAAAGTTGCTGGCAAATCCGTTGCGAAAGCCAGGAAAAAAAAGTGAAGAAAGACCACGTCCTTAACTCTATCCATAAAGCAAGCCACGAGACCTCCCGTCTTGTAGGAGCGCATCTTCGTGCAGAGGCTAAAGCAACTGGATGGCCATCGCACGTCGTGAGCGGCATGAGTGTGGCCTATAACAAGGACGGCTTTACTGCTAATGTGAATGAGAAGCATCATGCAGAGGCACTTGATCATGAGTATGGAACCCCCGACAGACAACCTAGTGGGGCAATTCGTCATACAGCAAACCGCACCGCTGAGTCAGAGAACTTTTTAGTCAACCGCCTATTCAAGCATCTGGAGGCTCACCTATGAGTTTCTTATTAGACGAAGATGAAGCACTTCGCAATCTTCTTAAGGACATGGTAGTTACTGACCAAAAGTCCGTTACTGAAGATGGACCACAACGCAAAGTAGGCGTGTGGTTTGGTCAGCCTGATCAGGAAATCCGCAGTCAGTCATACCCTTACATCACTATTGACATGATTGATATTGCAGAAGCATTTGATCGTGCACATCGCGGTAAAGTAAACGCTCCTTATTACGCAGACCCAGACACTATGGCAACAGGTGTTGACTGGGACTCAGATCTGCACGATAAGACTATGGACTATCCAATCCCAGTAAATATTGATTACCAAATTACTACATATGCACGTCAGCCACGCCATGACCGTCAAATCTTGGCGCAGTTGCTGTACACAAAGATTCCATTGCGATTTGCAGTTTTGAACGTGGGTCCAGATACCCAGTTCGGAACTACACGTCGTCTGGATGTTCTTGATATCTCTAAGCGAGATATTACAGAGCAAGGAAAGCGTTTATTCGTAAACGCAATAACGGTGCGTATCTCTAGTGAGATCGCTCCTACCACATTCAACAAACTATACAAGGTCCAAGAACTCAACGTTACAGGTACAACTGGCAGCCAAGTCATTGGTCGTGGCGAGTTTACCGCTGTAGATCCGATCACAATAACGGCACCATAAGGAACCCTTACCCAACTAGTTAGGAGAAAAAATGGCATATAGCCGCCCAGGTGTTTACATCAGTGAACGCCTACTACCAGCACCACTACCAGGTGGTGTTACTGCTAATGCTGCTGGCGCAGTTGTTGCACCTTTTGCACAAGGCCCAGAAGCCGTAACGCTTGTTTCATCTTGGTATGAATTTACTAAGAACTTTGGAGGCTACAACGCCTCATACCCAGCAACCTTCCAGGTTGGCTCATTCTTTGCAAATGGTGGACGTGAACTTTATGTAAAGAGAGTTCTACACTCAGATGCTGATGCTGCAACAACAGACATTGTTACTTCAGGAGATGATGTTATAGCAACAGTTACAGCAAAAAATGCGGGAACAGATGGTAACAACCTTCGTGTTACTATTGCTCCTGGATCTGTAAATGGAACTTACACCCTTACTCTTTACAAAGAATCTGGTGTAGCAGATGACATCTCCGATGATATTTTGCTTGAACGTTATGAGAACATCGTATTTGATGACTCAACGTCCAGTGACTATGCAGAGACAGTAATCAACCTAGTATCACCAAGCATTACAATCAGCAACAGTGACTCAGGAACTCCTAGTACAAACACTTACCCTCTAACAGGTGGATCAAACGGAACTGCTGTAGTCGCTGCTGACTACACAGCCTATAAAGGAGCCTCTGCTTCAGTCTTTGAAGACTTCACATCACTTGATCGCCCACTTGTATTCTTCTTACCTGGAGTTAACGCATTATCATCAGGTGTTGCAGATGTATTTGACGCAGCAACCTCATGGTCAGAATCAAACAACGGATTTGTTGTTATTGATACTGATCCAAATCTAACGGTTGCAAACGCAGTGTCTTTTGCTGGTTCACTTACAGACTCAAGCAACGCTGCTGTCTACTACCCACACCTGTTTATTGCTGACCCACTAGGTCGTGGTGCGGGAGCCCTCCGCAAGATTGGTCCAGCAGGTGCTGTAACAGGTCTATACCTTGCAACTGATGCAAGCCGTGGAGTGTTCAAGGCTCCAGCAGGTATCGGTGCAGCAATCCAGGGAATCGTATCTGTAGAGAAGTCTTTCTCATCTGCAGAACTAGACACAATGAACGCAAGCACATCTCCAGTAAACCCAATCCGTCAGATTCCTGGCGCTGGTCTCTCTGTAATGGGTGCTCGCACATTGAAGCAAGATGGCACTGCTAACAAGTATGTCAATATGCGTCGCTCTCTCATCTACATCCGTAAGAACATCAAGAACCTTACTGAGTTCGCTATCTTCGAAAACAATGAGGAAAAATTGTGGGCACAAATCCGCACAGTCCTCAATGTGTTCCTTGGCGAATACAGAAACCAAGGTGGTCTACGTGGCACAACTCCAGCACAGGCTTACTTCGTTAAGTGTGATGCTGAGAACAACAGTGCACAATCAATCGCCAACGGCGAAGTCCATATCCAGGTTGGTGTTGCGTTGCAATACCCAGCAGAGTTCATCGTCATCGACCTCAGCCAAAAGACGCTGAACTAAACCGAAGGAGAAACAAATAAATGGCAACAGTAATTAACAATCGGTCAACACTACTGACTGATCCATTACGTAACTTTCGATTTTTAGTTACGTTTCAACCACAAGGAGGGTTTGCTAATAATGGCCTTGGTCTAACTCAGGCAACTATTGGCTTTACCTCTGTGTCGGGATTGTCGGTTGCAACTGACTCTATCCCTTACCGTGAAGGTGGTTACAACACCACTGTCCACCAGATTCCTGGTCAGACAACTTTCACACCCCTAACACTACAGCGTGGCGTAGTCCTAGGAACAAAGCAGAACTGGGATTGGATGCGTAACTTATTCGCAACAGTAACTGCTGCTGGAACAACTCGTGGAGTAGATCAGAACTTTCGTTGTGACCTAGAGATTGCAGTTCTATCACACCCAATCCCTGGATCACCAAATGCAAACGACACAACAACAACATCAGAGGATCACGTAGCGATGCGCTTCAAAGTGTACAACGCATGGCCTACATCAGTTGCATACTCAGACCTAAACGCAGGTGACAACGCACTACTCGTAGAGCAGATGACACTTGTACATGAAGGCTTTGACATCAACTGGGCAACAAACTACGAAGCATCAGCGGCTACATACTAACAAAGGACTAACATGACGAAAACAATTAGTGCAGCGGCTAATCCCGCATTGGCAAATAACTTGATTAACTCTGCACTGGCAGAAACGCCAGTACAGGAAGAAGTAAAGATTACATCTCCTTCGGACAATACTGTGACTCTCCCTGGTGGCTACTTAACAGCCACTGGGGAGATCATCACGGATGCCGAGGTTCGTGAACTAAACGGCTCTGATGAAGAAGCGATTGCTCGTACTTCTAACATCGGTAAAGCGATGTTAACGATCCTTAGTCGTGGAACAGTTCGAGTTGGTAATCAAAAAGCCGATGAAAAGTTACTGGATCAACTCCTCTCTGGTGACAGAGACATGCTTGTTCTAGGAATTATGAAAGCAACTTTTGGTAAGACTGCTGATCTTGGTGGCTACTGCGAAGGTTGCGAAGAAGTAAAGACCGTACAGATCGATCTTGATACAGACATTAAAGTCAAGGCTTTGATGTCTGTATCAAGATCGATCTGTACGGTCTTTAGTTC